AGTACAATACCTAAACTTGCACCCAATCCGATCATCATCTTCATAAAGTCTCTGCCTACAATAGGAAACACATTCTTTAATCTATATGATCCGTTGCTCATTGTACTGATTGCTAGTTCTCTACCACATAACAATCCAACGAATACCCAAGTAGTTGACATTGGAATATTGTTTAGTTCTTTGAAGAAAAACAAACATAAAAAGTATGCGGCATCAATTATACATGCACTTCTTACATATCTTGTATGTTGTTTTTCTAAAACAATTTTCTGTATCTTACCTCCGCCTTCACGGAACATAAAACCTAAACCTAATACAAATATTACACTAATTGCAATCATCATATCAACAGGTACTTGTCTTGGTAAAAATACTGCTATGTTGGCAACATCATGACTTAACCATGTCCACCATAAAAAGCCTGTTGTAACCCATTGTCCTATACGCCACCACTGTTTGTGTTCTTCTTTTACTGGATCATTACGTTCATCTAGCCATCGTGCTATTAGTATCCATAAACAGTAAGCAAACACACCTGCTACTGCATAACCCATGATTGACTTTACCAGCATCTTCTCTAATACAAATGTACTTGCAAAGGCACTTAAAACTAAAAAAGACGTACTAACTGGTACGCCTATCCTTGTGAGCAGTAATAATACCAACGGTGCCATAGCATGATACCATTGTATTTCTTGAAATGGTATCTTAGTAAGTCTACCGTAACTGATGTCTCCACCATTTACGGTCCATCCGTACCACAATGCCCATAATAAAACCGCCGAAGCGGCGGCCCACATTGTTGTCCATTTAAATCTTTGATTGTTACTTGCTATCCATGTGCCTAGTGTTTGCACACTATCGTTTGCTATAACACTATAACCCGCAAATAAAAAGCCTAGTGCCATCCATAACGTCAATTGATCCATTGATAAAAAATCCTTATGCTAATTGAGTTTTCTTAAAGATATTTATTATAGCATCAAATTTTTTAGATTACAAGTATGTTACAGTTCTACCACTTACGACAAGACCAGTAACGTGCTTTGGTCTTAGGTCCTGGATTATCGCAATTATGTCTTGCACGGAAACTTTTACGTGCTTTAGGATTATTTTTTCGTATACGCATAGACTTGCCTTTAACACTACTTCCACCGTGTCCAAAGTTAACCTTTTTCACGTTTCCTGTTTTAGGATCTTTAACGTATACTTTAAACTTTTTAACATCACCTTGCATTGGCTTATTTAATTTTACTTTGCGGCCTCTATACTCTGCTTCAAACAAGTCGTTCTCATCTATGCTATACGCTAGGTATCCAAACTCCTCATGGAAATCTTGTGTATCTTCTAACGTAATGACATCTTCTTCAATTTTATAAGATTCTTTTGCCATTTTAGTTGCTGTTGCATACATAACTGCTTCGGCATCTTTACCATAACGCTTCTTAAAGTCGTCTTTGTTTTTCTTCATACCCTTGACGATTTTCTCTTTTTTCTTTTCTTCGCTTTTTGTGAAATTATCATATGCTTCTGCAAGTGTTTTATGTATATCTTTTTTCATTACTTTGTTCTCACATTCTTTGCTTTACCGCGTCTGTTCTTTTTAGGATCTTCTCTGCGTTTTCTGCTAGCCGCTTTTTTGCGACCTTTTTTGCCTAGTGCGTGTGCTTTTTTCTGAGGTAAACATTTGGGCTTGCCTTCACTGCTACTGCCTCTGGCACAGTCTCCACGGATCTTACCGTCGGGACCAAAGCGAACCCATTTCTCTTTGAACCATTTTTTTAGATTCTCATCCAGTCCTTCTGCAAAAATTAGTTCGCCGTTTGCGCCAATTTGGATATCCTCTTTTTTAACACAGTTTGGGACACGTTTTCCGAACATGGTCTTCATGCCCTTCTTTTCGTAGCCTTTCCAACATTTCTCTGTGATAATTTCTTCAATGAGCATGTTATTTTTTCTTGCTCTTGTTTCCCCAGTTCTTAGCGCCTTTCTTACGACACTGAACTAGTGCGCCACTAGCATAAGCACTGGGCCATACCTTATATCGCGACTTTACTTTGTGATAACAGGCATCTTTCTTTTCTGCAAGCACATCAAATTCTGCTTCTGTAATTCCTGTAATTTCATTAATACGCATTATATCTTACCAATTTTCTTATTTTTATTTACCTTCTAATTCTTTAACACGCTTTTCAAGATCGTCAATTTTTTTAGTAATATGCGGGTACCGCTTGCGCCATACGTTAGGTGGAGGTTGAAACCACGACCAACCTAAATGATGTATAAGATAATCCATTGCTTTATCAAATTTCTCGTAACACCAAAGGCCTGCTCTTGTATCTTTGAAGTATGCGAGAAATGCCGCACCAAATATTGATCCTGCAATACCTGTGTAAATCCATAATCTATCAGTAGCCATTTCTTTAACCATATCTAACATTTAAGTTCCTAACAATGTTAGATATTTTATAAAAAGTGACGAACATCCTGATAACACAAAAGGCATCGCTATTAAAAGTACTATCTTAGTCATATATTTTATCATCCGTTGGTATTTCAATAATTTCAAACTCCATTGGTATTTTACTAACTAAACGAAATTTCCTACCATCAACAGTCCTGCCTGCTAATTTAGTTGTGCTTTTGCTAGTAAATGTTGATACATCAAAGTGTTTTAACTCACCCATATGGTTTACAGTTAATCTTTGATCTGGGTCAAACCAGAGTTTTATTTTTTTGAAAATATTCATTTTGTTTTATAGGCTTCCTTATATTTTTTTTGTAGTTCGCCATATGTTAGTATATGTAGCAGATACATTGTGTCGTATATTGGTAGTTTACGATTCCATAAACGCTGTGCTCTGCTTATACTTTCTTCCATTCCTTTAAGATCATAATACGGAATACCCGGAGCATACGATGTGGCATGATTATTTACGATTAAATTGTCTAACTTGTGCCTGTTCGATCGTATCATTTTCGCCGCTCACTGGTTCTAAACCGTCTAACATTCTTGTTGTAGCAACCCAGTTTAATACACCATGTTGCTTTCCAAATATATTTATTTGATTTTTCTTATAATTATTAGGGTTATATGTAGCAACAGGAAACCAATATAGATAATAGTTCATCTGTTCTTTTAACATACGATACAAAGGTACATAAGTGTTTTCGTCTTGTGCTTCTATTAAAATATGAGGTTTGTCTCTGCGTACTGTAGCGTATGCGCCTTGTAGTACGTTTGGCTCGTTGCCCTCAACATCTACCTTAATAAAATTAACACGGGGCAATTCTAAACTATCAATTGATATAGCAGATACGTTACCATTTTCAAATCTGCTTGTAGTTACTTTACCATAATTGCCTTCTGTTGTCAGATCTAAATTTTTAACTTTTGCTTGACCGCTATAGTTTGACACTGCACAATGGTAATTACAACTTCTAGGACTATTCCGACATAGCATAGCATAGTTTTCAAAACATGCTTCAAACGCATGTACTGTGCCGGCATATTTAGACAAGGGAACAGAATGTGTACCGATGTTTGCTCCCACATCTAGTACAACACTATCTTCGTTAATAAATTGTTTGATTAGATCAATTTCTAATTCGCAGTACTCGCCGTAATATTCTAAACTTCGGCCAATACAGGTGTCATTACTATAATAGTTAAACCAACCGTGTTTACCTTTAGTCCGTTTTTCCATCAATTGACTGTACCTTCGAACATATTTTACAACGACAGTACTTGCAAACTTCTATTACCCCAAGGTGTTTATCCCACACACTTCTAAAATCTTCGTGTAGAGGACCACCACAATGACTAGGGCGGCCACAATTTTGACAGTATGGACCGCCCATAGACATTACTTTACAGCCTTTGCTTTTTCTGCTTCTGCTTTGGCTTTGGCTTCTGCTTTGGCTTTTGCAACTTGTTTATTAGTTTCGGCTGCCTGTCTGCCAATCTCTTGATCCTCTTTGGATCCCCATACGCCAATCCTATCTGCTACGTTCTGTGGCAGTAGGCCCTCTTTAGCACATGCAAGAGCATGGTCCCAAGTACCCATGGCTGACCATTCCCCGGTTGCCGGATCTTTATAGTTGCCCGACTTTGGATCATAATTGCACATTAGGTCACTATCCTTGATTACTGCATAACCAGTACCAGCACCTGCAATGATGCCTGCGGCTACAACTGCACCTATGATAATTTTCATTGTATTTCCTTTATTGGCCTTCTAAGCCTTTACTTTTTTTGAATAGCGAGCCAATGCCCACTCTATCAAGTAACCCTTTAGAATCTTCCTCTTGCAATTTCTTTGCTTTGGCTTTGTCTTCCTCAAGGTCTTTATTTGCCTTTGTAATTGTATCTTCAGCGTTTTTATAGTATCCTTCATACGCTACTATAATTGCTTTTTGTTGCTCTACTAAGGCTCTAATGTCACTAAGGTTTAATCCTAAATTACTATAACCTACATCGGTGACACCAAACAGTACGACAGGTCTGCCGGATTTCTTTAATTTTGCAAATACTTCTTCATAATTTTCTGGAGTAATTAAGGTCCATTTTACTGGTCGAGAAACTATTACATCAACCTTCGGCAAAGTTAATTCTGGACGTTGTAATGGTTTTGTTGATATCTCAAGTACTTTGGGTGATGAACAGCCACTAACGAGTAACAAGGCTGTCAAACAACCAAGGACACTCACTGTTGAATGCTTTGCCATTTTTAGCATTTTTCTCTTTCTCCGTTAACTTTGCTCCGCTTTCTAATTCAAAGCATCTTCCAACTTTAGCAGAAGCCTTATTAATAATTCTTTCTGTTAATGTTGGTTTTTTACTTCCTAAATTTCCTAAGTCATGTCTGCCTAATTTATCTGAAAGTACGTTATTTTGTTTGCGTATCGCTGAGAATTCAGCGTTAACTTTGTTAAGTTGATCTGTAATTTTTTGGTAATCTTCTTGAAGAGACTTTGTTGCTTGTTCTGCTTCTTTTGCCGCTAATGTTGCCTTTGCTTCATTAGCAACAAGAATAGCCATCTTTTCCTGTGTATCGTTGTAATACCAATATCCGAGACCGCCCATTAGAGCCATGATCAAAAACATTACACCTGCAAGTTTAAGTCCCATATTACTTTTTCTTCCCTGTGAATGTTAATTGGTTTGGACCAAGACCGTATTTCATGGTGGCAGTCGTACCCTTTTGGTCAATGCCCTTTTTATTATCTACACCTAAACTAATCCCTTTTCGACTTATATCAATTTTCTGTATATTGCTGTTACCAGTAACCGGATCTTTGCCTAGCATATCGCGGCCAGTTTCTCTCTCAGCATCGCCCTTTGAAGTTACATTTATCTTTGTACCATCTACTTTATTTTGGTAGTTAGTGGTTGCTGATGTAGGATCATCACTGGTTTGATCCATATCCAAATTTTTCTCATTTGGATCAAATTTTCTAGTAATAGATATTCCTCCAATCCGAGGTGTTTTTTCTTGAGTTTTGAATCCTGTCTTGTCTTGTGTTACCGAACCCATTGCACCAGACGTTGTTGTGCTACCATCCGCTCGCTTAGTAATACGGCGACCTTGAGCATCTGTTGTTCTTGAACTAGCCGCTTCTGTAATATCTCTGATCTTCATTACTTTTTCCCCAATTTCTCGGCGGGAAATTTTCCGGAGAAAAATTGACTTGTGGGTATGGTTGCTTGTTGTTTTGGCTGTCCTTGTACTCGTCTTGTAATAGTTGTCTGGTTAGGATTATTACTAGACTGATTCACTGTGTTTGATCCCATTTTATACTGCATTGTTCTAGGACCACCTTTATTTTGTGTAATAGTAAAAGCGTCGTCTTTTCCACTACTAACCTGTGTCTGAGTAGCCTTTTTAAGATCAAACTGGTCAATAGTTCCTGGCGTTGTAACATTTATTCTTTGGCCATCAGCACCTACTCTGCCCCTATAGTTAGTGCTTGTGGTCTGTTTTCCTGTGGTAGGATCTATGTTTGTTGTTTGTTGAAGACCAGCAAATCTGGGTGTTTTCTTCTGAATAAGTTGTCCTTGTCTGTTAGTAGTATTTGTGCCAAAAGAACCACTGGTTTTAGTTTGTCCTGTAACCTGACTACTTGTAGTTCTAATACCGTCATCACTTGTGCTTCTACTGGTAATACTGCCTCTGCCGCCTTTCACCCTGTTGCGTGTATAATCCACACCAGGTTTAGGCTTAGGTGTGCCAGTACCAACAGCAGTATTAATTGTACCTGTTGTACCTGTTGTACCCGATGTTGGTACTTCCGTTATAAATTCTTTAGCTCGCAAGTGCTCGCATCCTTTCTACTAATCTATCTGCTCGATTAGTAACCTGACGATACCACGCCGAGTCAACCATCTCATCTGCGGCTGTGTTCCAATCTCTTGCATCCACGCCACGTTTCATACCCTTAAATTTGCTTAATCTGGGACGTCCCATATTAAACATCATGTTTGCAATTATTTGTTGAGCTTCTTCTGGCAGATCGTCAAAGTCTTCGTATAGGATGTCGCAGTCTCGCAAGACGTTTTCGCAATCCTGTTCGAAGGCCTCAATGACTCTGGACTCACTGACGGGAGTGCCGACTTCGGCACCATGTTCGGGATCTGACTCAAGGACCAGATGCCCGACACCAAAAGTAGGATACCCAAGGTGATCCAAATACACTTCATATTTGACTCCTTCGTCAATCTCGAGCTGTTCTCTTAAAACTTGCAAATCCATCGGTGTCTCCTTTTTTTCTAGATATTCGTGCGCTATTTAGTATGCTTTCCATAGTCTTTTGACTATCCTTCATACTTCTATAAGCACGTGGGCTAAGAGGTACTAACCTTGCAAGGTTATCTGCACTAAGATCAGCACTCTCATTATCTCTACGTTTAGCAGATTGATAATAAGTTACTTCCCACTTGTTTACATTAGTGACATTTTTTAAATCTGATATAAGGCTCATTAGTTTTTTAGGAAATGTTGTTCTGCGTTCTGCTTCAATAAAGACAGCATGATCGCCATCTATAAGTTCGCCAACACTAGTTTCAGCATCTAGTATCCAGTCATAGCCTTTTTCAAAGAAATTTTCTAAATCAACAGCGGCTTGCTTTCCAAATACTTTAAATGTAACAACAATTATTTGATCTTCTTTACCCATCTTAGATGTATATTCATCAATATGAATAGTAGGACGTATTCTATCCTCTAGATCGTTCCTCTCTAAGCCTTCATTTATCATTGAGGCATCCCTTCCTCAGGTGCTAGGCCCGCGGCCGCCATTGGATCTGCGCCGCCGCCTTGCATTTGTTGTGCTTGCATTCCTGTTTCGTCAGCAATACCTTCTTGGTATGCATCATCAACTTCACTTAGATCAATTTCTTCGCCTTCTAGTTCAACAAAACCTTTTTCAAAGTCTTCAATTAGTTCTAGTGGCATTCTAATTTTTACAAGCCAAACAGGATCTTCTTGTATTTTAGGCTTGCGTGTACCATTTCTATAATCGTCAGGGCCTTCCATTTTTACTGGTGTTTTTAGTTTATCTTCTTTGTATTCAACTTTAATTTTATACCCTAGTAAACGTTTACCGCCATCTGGATCAGGCATAAGTTTACGTGGCCACATAAATGTACTTTCAATCCAATGTTTTTTACGTATTGGGCCTTCAACTAACTCGCCTTTTTTCCAGTTCTTAAATGCATACATGTCAAGTTCGTCTAATACACGTTCAAAATCCATAAGAGATTGAAGTGAACTTTCGCTCATGTACACTTTTTTACTGTTTTCAACAACTTTAATTATATCCATGGACTAAATTCCTATATACTGTATTTATCCTTAGGCAAGTTTGCCATCCTCTCTTAATTGTTTACGTATATCCGTAGCACTAATATTATGTATCTCTTTTCCTAAATCGTGTTCTGTAAAGGTATAACCTACACCACGCCCATAACTAATATCCACAATATTAGGAACTTTCATAATAATATATTCTTTATTGTAAGTATAACCTTCTTTGTATAATCCTGCAATAATACCGTCTACTACATCTGTATAGGTAAAAGGATTGTCTGTTTGTGCTACTGTTCTTCCGGCGCCGGCATCATCTCCAATTATACCAAACACATCACGTACTTGAATACATACTTGTCCTGTTTCTGCTAATGCACGTCTAAATAGTTCTGTATGACCGTCGTGCCAAGGTTGCCAACGTCCTAACATTTGTACTGTAGGATTTTGCCAATTAAAGTCCACTGTAATCTCTTCCCATGTAACGATTAATTACAGGTAACAATGCTTCATGTGTATCGTCAAACCATTTACTAACATGATAATCTACATTATCTGGTGTTTCAAACAATGCATTAGTATCTTCAAATCTACCTTCCTTAATAGTATCCATCCATATAGTAAAGTCTGGCGCAAACTCTTTACGAGCGGTTTCTGTAGGGCACACAAAGTCTGCCACAGCAATCTTACCTGCCATAACAACGCCGTCACTTAGATGACGCATACGTTGTGCTTGTCGTATACGTCCTTCGAGTGTAAAGTCCCAGTCGTTGTATGTAGTGCGGACTGTGTCTGCATTAATATGTACGCCATTTATTAGATCTGCAAATGATGTTGCAAGGGTAGTTTTACCACTACCGGGTAACCCAAATATTAATACTTTCACAGTCCGCTCTCATTTACCTCAGTAAGGTTGGTTTATAAATGCTTTTTAACCCAAACGCACGTTTATTAAACACAACAAGAGTTTTTAATGCTTTTTCGTTAATAAAAGACATTAATACATCTCGATGTTCGTTACCGTTTTGCCCTACAATCCAATCATACTTTCCAACTTTCTTTTGGAACACTACTTGGCTTTCTGGATCCATTGTCATGGCGTGTAATGCATAACGTAGTTTCTCAGTATTAGGGTTACCTTTGCGTACCCACAATGCTTTCTGTAGTCCGTCTCGAAAACTCTTAACTAATTTATATGCATCATATAGATTACCTTTTGGTGCTTCACCCCATTTTTGCTTAAAGAGAATCTCTAATTGCTTTCCGGGATAATTAGGATCATCTGCATGACTTCCGTTTGCTTGTAGAATGCCATGATGGAACCAAGTTTCTGAATTCTTATTAGGAATTACATGCTTCTTATACGCCGCTGGGTTTTCCCTAGTAACGTTTAGTTCTCCTCGTTTATAAGCAAGTCTACGCTGTCCGCCACTCATGCCTGGTACCCATGTAACATTCTTTCGAAAACATGTAGCATACTGTTCCAGTGATAGGCCGTTGCCACACGCTAGTAATGTTAGTGCAAGACCTTCAGGTACCATACCTGATCCTGCGGCAAACTTAATGTTGCCTTCTCTAAGGCCAATTTGCTTTCCTACAATAATATTTAGATTCATTAATCCAATACTATCATAATCTGCATAATTGTAGTCAACGTTTTCTTGTAAAAATGAAACGCCATTACCACCATGTGATACCATAATGGTTTTGTCGTCCATCATTAAACCATTATGAAACTTATTAAACCCTGGAATGTCTCTTGCCCCTGGGATGTGTTTAATTCGGATCTTCTCTCCAAGTTTCTTTTCTAATTCACCTGCTACGATTTGTGCCCACTGGCTTGTTCCGGCACCTGGTTTTTGTGGCACAACAAAAGTATAGTCTGCTAGTGCAGGTGTTGCAATCATAAATGTTGCAACAATAGTTAACAATAGTTTACGCATATTCGATTCTTCCTTTTCGTTTGATACTATACACCAGTAAGCCAAAACTTGCTAACATAATAGCAATAAAGATTGGCCGCGTAATTAGTTGTTCAATGGTGTATAGGTTAATTACTTGTAGTGTTAATCCCTCTACCTTGTCTGCTAATATAAAAGCCATTAGCATTGCAGGTCTAGAAAATTTATAACGTTTGGCTCCGATTCCTAGTAAACTAAATGCTATTAGTATTACTAGATCTTCCCATCCCCCAGTATACTGCATAGATGCCCATGTAATTATAACAAGTAAGATTGGAAAATAATATTTGTACGGTACAGATGTAATCTTGCTGATTACGTTAACTGCTAAAATACTTATCACCGCAACGATCACGGTTGCAGAAAGAAAGCCAATACTCAAACTTTCAAAGAACTGTGTATCTAATGCAATGTCTGGTGTCCCCATTTCAAAGTTTAGATACATGAACAAGCCCATTAGCACCGCGGCGAAACTTGCGCCTGGAATACCAAACAATACTGTAGGAACCATACTTGTAGCCTTTTGTGCATTGTTAGCACCTTCAGGGCCAATAACACCTTTGATGTTACCGTTACCAAACTTCTCATTTGGATTAGAGGCTACTGCACTGCCGTACGCCATCCAGTCTCCCATAGCACCGCCAAGTCCGGGTAATAGCCCTATAAACGCACCTATAACGCCTCCTCGTAGTGCTAACCAACGATTAGTCCATACTACCCGCATACCTTCTAATACCTCTTTATGCACCGCTGTAGTAGTTGCTGTACGCTTTTTAAGGCCGTCTAATAGTTCTGGTATAGCAAACAAACCAGCAACTACCGGAATAAGTTGTATACCGTCTTGCAAGTAAAACCAACCTAAAGTCATACGAGGAGCATTATTGGTAGGATCAACACCTACTAATCCTAGTGTTAATCCTATCGCTATTGCTACGAAACTACGTATAACCTTACTTGTGCTTATAAATCCAACTGTTGCTAATGCTAATATTGTAAATGCCCAGAGTTCTGGTACACCTAGTATCATTAACAGTTGCGAATACCACGGTAGTAGTAAAAACACTAAACACCCCCACAGTAAACCGTTAATAGTGCTTGTAGTAACTGCGGCACTAATAGCATACGTTGCTCTACCTTGTTGTGCTAAAGGAAATCCATCTACCATTGTCGCCGCCGCACTGCTTGCGCCGGGTATACCTAATAATATACCTGTGAAACTATCACCGGTTGTGCTAGCCGCAACTACTGCCATAAGAAATATAACACCTAGATACGGGTCGTCGGCAAAGTATGGCATGAGACCATATAATGCCACTAGGCCTGTAGTTGCACCTGCACCCGGAATGATACCTACTAGAAGTCCGTAGAATGTTCCTATTAGAATAACTACTATGATTTCAATCATGTACCTTTGTACTCAGTCATTAATGTATCTGTGTTAGCGTGGTCCCATTTAAGATTATTTTCATACGCAAACTTTAGTATGCAATAGTTCTGTGCTTTTATCATTGATTGCATTACTGTATCATTTTCGTAGATATCATAGTTAGGATATGTAATATCCCAACCTCCTGCTTGTTTCCACCACTCAAAACATAAATCGTTTGATCTATAAACTAGTATAATATTACTACTTGGAAATTTCTCTTTTATATCATCTAAAACGTATGCCCATTCGTGGCTTTTGTGTAGACGAGGTTTATTTGATTTTTCTTTATATGGAGCATTTAAATTATCAGTATCTAAAATAGCAGGAAACTCCATGCCTGTACCAAAGTATACTCCTTTATGCCCTGAGTATTCTCCGTGATTGTATTCTCGTTCCGGTGTTCTATCTGATATATCCCAATTAGAATCCATTGCTTCTATCTGTTGGGCAATACCGCTCCATTTACTACCTGGTGCGCCAGTAAAAAATGTACTTAAACTCAACACTTGTGATTCCTTCTAAATTTTATTTTTTGTCGGGAGATGATTGCATAAGTATTTATAATAGTAGCATATAATGAAAAAAAATTTATGACAGTTCTAATTGCGGGCGGCGACAGTTTTACTTTTGGTAACGAATTGTTAGACTGCGACGGCATAAATCCTTCTATAAAAACTTGGTCAGCATTACTATCACGTGAATTTGATATGAAGTATTGCTGTACCGCTTGGGGTGGCTATAGTAATCAAAGCATAACTAGGTCTGTAATTAATGCTTGTGAAAATTTTAAAGAGAACGACTTAGCAGTAGTGGTTATGTGGAGTTATCCAAATCGCTATGAGTTTAAATTTGCATATGATACAAAGCAACGAACAGGTAAGTGGGGTAATATCAATCCGTGGACCACAGAGAAAGACGACAATGTTATTTTAGATGCGTTTCACAATGCTAGTAATAACATATTCAAAGCACAGAAAAAAAATATACAAAATGCTCAAGATACAGGTGTAGCGGAGTTTGCAGAAGTTTTTACTAAACACGTTGGCGGCACAGAATATTGGGAAATGTATACAACGTATAAAGAAATAGTATTTTTACAGAATTGGCTAGACGTTAGAAACATACCTTACTTGTTTACATACGTAGATGGGATACTGTTTGATAACCACACAATAAATAATGCTGACAGAACTGTAAGAACATTAGAGTCTAGTATTAATTGGGATAACTGGTATAGGTTTGATGAAGATCTAGGTTTCTATCACTGGGCTAAAAGAAACAAATTTCCTTTTGCTACAACCCATCCTCTAGAGCCTGCTCACGAAGAGTTTTCAAAGCAGATTGGTTACTTAGCCAGCGAACTTTTTACTTAACACATCTTTTAACTTTTTCTCCTCCTTAGTAAATACAAATGAAATACAAGAAAGGGGGAGCATGTATGCTTCTTATTCAACTTAGACAGTTGCATGTTACCCAAACATTTAGGAGGTAGCACCGCAAATGTCACGTAAGGCAAAACAAAGGCGTAACCAAAGTTACACCGATAACAATCTAATTGAAATTAGCAACTACATACAAAAACAAGTAAATTTAATCCCACGCAACTTAAATCAAGAAACATACATAGACCTTTTATTAAATCCCAAAAATATTATTACATTCGCAATAGGCCCAGCAGGCACAGGTAAAACTATGCTCGGCGTACTAGCCGCTATACGAGCATTAAAGGCACGTGACATTGACCGAATTGTTATTACACGACCAGCAGTTGGAGTAGATAATGAACAACACGGTTTCCTACCAGGTGATTTAAACCGTAAGATGGAACCATGGACTCGTCCTATTTTTGACGTATTCCAAGAGTACTATTCACCTAAACAAATTAAAGATATGATTGATAATAATATTATTGAAATTTCGCCACTAGCGTTTATGCGAGGTCGAACTTTTAAAAATTCATATATTATTGCAGATGAGATGCAAAATGCAACACCAAATCAGATGAAAATGTTATTAACACGTATTGGCGATGATAGTCGTATGGTTGTAACAGGTGACGTACAACAAACTGACAGGCCCGGTAACGCAAATGGCCTAGTAGACTTTAGAGAACTGTTTGATAACTTTAAAGAAGCAAGCCATATTGCAATGTGTTTCTTTAATTACCATGATGTTGAACGTCATCCTGTCGTTAAGGAGGTTTTAGAAATCTACGGTGATAAATAACATTAACATATTATAGGAGTCTGTGAGAATGGCTGATCTTAAATTTTACGTATCAATGACCGAAGATAATGCGGGCGATGCGAACGCATTAGTTAATATTAAAGTAGGAGGAACTACTATTGCAACTGGACAAACAGTATCATCAACTGATATAAATTCACCTACAGTAGTTACCGGTGTAGCATCTGGTATTAACGACGACGGAAATCTTGATTTTGAAATTGAGTTTACAAATCCTTATTATGTAGACTCGGACACCGATAGGAATGTTATAGTTCATAGAGTTGCATATACAACTAAGTTAACTGAATATCCAGCCGCTGGATCAGGACAGAAGTCTAGCAGTGATACTTCTAAAGATACTTCTCACACACAAATTGCTAAAGACAGAGGCGAAATTGACTCTGATCAATTTCCTGTAAAGGATAAATGGACTTGGAACGAAGTTGTAATTCTTGGTGTTGATAACAGTAATGTTACTTGGAACACATTACATGTTGATGACAACGAAGTTGACATTTCTGGCTATTCACAAACTGATGGTAAGAACAATATCATTACTTGTTGGGAAGCAGGAATGAAGTTAAACTTTGCTTATGCATTAGGTGCTAGAAATGTTCCTCCATACCGTGCATGGGTAAGTGGTTCAACTTATGGCGATAAACAGTACCCAAGTTGGCATCCTGAAGGATAAGTTTATACCCAGCGTGTATGTTTTTCTTCGTGCCCTGTAACAGTTTCGTAAATTTCTTTCCAATTTTTAACAAACGGGGCTTCACCATCATAATGCAAATTAAAAGCATGTTCTACTACGAGGCTTCTAAGCCCAAACTGTAGACCAACTTCTGCATTTGTAGGTTTGTCCTCAACCCAGTAATAATTAGTTCCTTCGTATGCACTTAGCACACCATCTTTGTCTTCGCCTGTATCGAGATATATAAACTTTTCAAAAGTATCTTCACCAAACAATTTCTTAAGATTGCGGGTCCTTAACTTTTGAGCATTAGGATCTTTTGTCATACTAGTTATGACATGAAATTTATATCCTAAGTTTGCTAATAATCTAACATAGTGTTCTGAATCACGCAGAGCAGGAAGAAACCCTTGTACTGCACTCTCATTAAAAAACCTAGTAAGTTTACTACCTTCTGATCGTTCAATTCCATAACGCTTTGCTACGTTATAGATAAAGTTGCCGTTTTCGACCATTGTATAACCGTGGTCTTCCATCCAGATACCAAATGCATACTCCCAATTTAAAAGTACGCCGTCGCAATCTGTTAGTATTATTTTGTCGTTCAATTTACTCAACTCCTATTATCGTTATGCTATTATAATAACATATATAGAAGTTTTGTCAACCAATCAATTAACTTATGTTTGTGAGTAGTTGCGGAGTACCCTTGCTTCGATCGTCGAAGAAGTCCATTCCGCTGTTAGGTCTAATGAGTCCTTTTTTGAGAAGTTCTCTTGTTTGCTTCTCGTCTCCCATCATAACGTAGTCGCCATTGGAAGTATTGAAGATCATAATATATGTATGCCCTTCTTGATGCTTGTAGTACTCGTGTCCTAAAACTATAAGTTCATCCATTATAGTTTTATAATCAATAGTGCCGTTTGCATTAACAGCATTAACAAGATTATTATCCATACCGTCTGGAAGATCTATGTATAATCCTCTTACCATTGCCTTCATAACTTCTTGTACGCCGGCTTTATCTAAGTATTGTGAAAACAGTTGATTTAGGTTATCAACACCTTTTATATTAAGGTTGAGACCACCTGCAGGTATTTTTTGTCCTTTATCTCTAGCAGGCCAACCAAATTGTTTCATAACTTCTGCAGGAACACCATTGTCAACCATTGCTTTAAACATTTCAAGCCTTGCTGTACTAGCAGTTCCGTATCCGCTTGTTGAATACAGTCTGCCCCCAGCGCGACTTTTTTTACCTGATTGTGAAATTATTCCACCGTTATCTGCTTTAACTTCAACACCTACACCATCAACAATTACCAAGTCACTCTTTTCTGCTAAGTCTACACCTTGTCCTGTTAATGCTAGTAAAAACTCTCCGGGGCCCTGATCTGGACCATAACCCATTGCGCCTCTAAGTTGGATAGCCATAGGTTTTGCTAATGCTTGTAGTACTGGATCACCTTGCATTTTTTGATAGATATTACCAGTTAGATCTTTAAGCAAATCTGATCCATCCCAGAACCCTTTTACCATTTGGTCAAAGAATGCTTTCTTTTGTTCAAATGGTGCATTGTGATTTTGTACTAATTGAGCAAGTTTTTGATCTAACCCACCTTTAACGCCCTGTGCTAGATTAGCATTAATTGCCTCAGTTGCTGACTCAAGTATTTCTTCGCTTTTAAGGAAACTAATGACAGAGTTTAATTGAGCAATGTCACCGCTATTTGCAATCTCATCAATAGCCGCTATTGCAAATGCTCTATCTTGTGCTACATCTTCGTTCACAGGATTATCCTCTTGCTGGGGTTCTTGTTGTGGTTGTTGTTTTGCTCGCACTCTTGCTAAAATTTGCTTAATAGCATTCATTGCTTTACTAATAGCATTAGGATTATCAACCATTGCTATCAGTTCTTTAGCCTCTTGGCCTAAATCTTTGTTCTCAAATAGTTCGTTTACAAACATAATAAAGTATTTATCGATTATTCCATTCGAGTTCTCTTTGATCAACTTTTACAAACTCGTTAGTGTCTAACATGTTTTTCATCCATATATTTTTATCCCATGGAACATACATATCTTTAACTATATTAAATTCATTAATAGCATGTTTCATATCAGAGAACTTAATTCTATTTAAACACTTTAACAGTCTTTCGTGTGGTATGTCAATTCTATTTGCAATAATTCTCGCTATAACACTATTAGTAAATCCACTTAAATCATAGTCGTCCCAACGATCAGTATCATACATTGCTATGAACTTATCTTCCATCTGTCTATTAGTTAATTTTTTAATAGAATCCCAAAATGGGCTCTTGTAATTACAAGTTTGATAGTATAAACTAATATACTCATGTATTCTTCTATAGTCTCGTCTAACAGCCCTGTTGTACTCGTTTGGATTATCCTCAAAGTCTAAGAAATTATAAATTTGTCTAAATGTAATATGTAAACTACTTGCATCTAATGCATCTAAAAATCCAGCCGCTAATCCCATAGAAAACACATTCTTAACTGCTGGTTGCTCTAGCCAACCACCTTCAAACTTAAAGTGTCCTACTATATCCGGATCGACACCATATATATCTGCTAGTTCTTTTGCCGCTTGATCCTTTGTAAAATTATCATCATTATATACATAACCAGCACCATTTCTATTTTTAAACGGAATGTTCCACATCCAACCCGCTTCGCCGGCTGTAGCAGTAGTCCAAAAATCGTGTGACTGTTTTTTCTCAGTAATAGGTAGATATGCCGCGGCATTTGGAGGTAACTCACTTTTAACTAACCTAGATTTTCCAGATACTTCATATGATAATGCGCTAATTAAACGTCTTCGAAATCCTGTACAGTCAATGTAAACATCACCAGATATTCTTTGGTCACCAACCTGAATACCTTCTATACCTTTTTCAGATACATGTACATCGGTAACTGTACCTAATATGTTAGTAACCTTATCTTTAAACTTTTCAAATACAAATTCACTAGTATCCGATGCATCGATGTGTGCGCCAACAACTGAATAAAATTTATCCCCGTTTTTGTTATATGGTATTAGGCCTTGATCTATTCTATCGTCAAGTCGACCTAAAAACTTGTCCTCGCCTTTAGTAAGTCCATACAGGAATACCATAGTCTCTTGGCGAAAACCATTTATTGCCCAACCATTATAATGAGGTTTATCGTGCCAATCAACAAACTTAACTCCGTACTTTGGCCATACTACGTCTTTACGAGATATAAATTCTTTAAGTATACCACAATCATTTAATACTCTAACAATTATTGGAGTTGTACTCTCTCCTACCCCAATAATAGGAATTTCAGGACTACGAACGTTTACTACATCATAGTCCGGTCTCTTGCTCTTAATCAATGCGGTAGCAAATGCTCCAGCAGTCCCCCCACCAACTACTACTATTCGCATGTTAGTCTCCTCATAATTTCAGCAACAGGTAAGATTTCAGTAATGCGTTCAACTGCCTCACCGGCATAAATGTGCCCTTGTGTAGGATCGTTAATACCCTTTAATAAACTATGCATATGGTTAAAACCTTTGTCATCATAATCCTGTATATTAAGACCTTGCCTATTATCTGATGTAAACTTACCTAAGTCTTTTAGCCCTTTGTCAATAATGCTTTGTTTAGTAGCATCTGATAAACAACTTTCTTTACTAGCCGCAAAAACTGTTCCTACCTCAACAGCAATCGCTCCTAAACTAAGGTAATAATCTACGTCAGTTTTGTCATACACACCGCCGCTTAAAATTATTGGTTGTTTGGTATTAGGTAAAGTTAAATTGTTAGCGTTGCCCCCTGCTCCTGCGGCTTTGGGCGTTTTAAACATAAGATAATCAGCATTACTATTTATATGAAATCCAATTGTTTCATCTGGTAATGGTGAGCGTTGTATCCACTCAAAACGAGGGTCTGGATTAACTGTGTGGGGAGAGTATAAACTTTCTATATATGTAACGCCAAAGTTATCACATATATCTAGTATCTTTTTGTGTGCGCCTTTTCCGTATAATCTTTCTATATTACCGTGACTAACTATTAAGTTATTATGCCCTTGTGACATGTAGAATTCATCTAGTTGTTGTTCTAGATATATAAATGGATCATATGTCTCATCAAAGATATCGTTATAGTATTGTAGACTTGCAAGACCGCCTGCGCTATCAACTGCACATGCAAGTTTTGCATTGCTAACTCCTGTCATAGGAGCCGCTATAATTTTCTTATCCAACTTCGTCCTTATCGGTATCGTCGTCGTCATCCTTTGGTTTATCTTTCCGTAATGATCCGGGCACTGCACAACTTAACTCTTCTAATTTAATCTTGTACCCATCCTTAAGAAGGTCTTGTATCTTGTCAATACCGCGTGATCGAATAGTATCACCCCAATTTGA